GGCGGTGGACGGCTGGTGGAATTCACGGACCCCAACGGCTTCACCGCGCTCTACCGCAAGGGCGCATGGTTCTATCAGAAGTTCCACACAGAGCAAGAGGCCCGCGACTCTATGGCTCGGTGGATTGGGCCATGCGAGGATTACCGCCACGGCCAAACGACTTCGTTTCAGATGTTTGCGCGAAAAAATGTCACACTCAACCCGGAATGTGCGCTAGAGTCATTGCGACGTGAATTCAATCTACCCTGGCCGAACGGCAAGAGCGTTGGCAAGGGCGCTGAAATCGTAGAGGCGTACCAGCGCGCCTTGGAACTGGAAAGGGTCACTGCATGATTATCCGAGCCATTGGCACAAGCCGGCAGATCGAATCGTTCAAGTACCTGTGGGCAAAGTATGTCCAGGGCTTTCGCCAACACGAGCATTGCGCCCGCTGCCTGATAGGCGACTTCTCCAAGATCGTGAAGCCCACCATGGGGCCGGGTGAGCATTTCCTTGACGCCAAGACGAGCGGTTGGGACTTCTTCTATCTGTGCGGGGTGACCAAAAGCTGGCACCATAACCTGCATCTCGTTTGCCGCCCCGCCCCCGGCTCCATTGCGCGGGTGACAGCCTACAACGGGGCAATCTTCGAGATTCCCGACTTTGAAGCCATCCCAATCCAGCCGCTACCTGTCGGGTTTCGCGGGATGAACGGCTACTTTACCACTTGCCGCAACTGGCAATTCGGGCTACAGCAGTACTCGCCCATGACCGAGGAGGAGTCCAATGCCTACCAACGGCACCAGCTATCTCATTGACGCTTTCCGCCCTATGTCGAAAGAGCAGAAGGGCAAGCTGTTGGCAAGGGTCACCCGCGACATCCGATTCCGCAAGCGGGTCAACGCAGAGCGCCAGCGGAAGGCCGAACGCGTAAAGGAGGCGAACGGTGGACCTCACCAGACAGAAAGCCGGTAAGAAGCGCATCCGCAACCGGGCGCTCGTTCAACAGGCGCTCAACCTCCGCACCGCTGGCGCCAGCTACGATGCCATCGGCAAGAGCCTAAGACTGTCGAAGACGCGGGCTTACGAGCTCGTCATGGACGGCCTGGCCGAGTTGGAAGAGAAGGTCAAGGATAGCGCGATCAACGTCCGAACCCTTGAGGTTCAACGGCTGGACGCTATCATCCTCTCGCATTGGCCGACGCGCCATCTTTGGAAGAGTGCCGAGATTCTGATTCGGGTCATGGAGCGTCGAGCGAAGCTGCTTGGTTTGGACGCGCCCATCAAGACGGCACAGACTACGCCCGACGGCGAAGCCTTGCCGCCAGCCCTTGACCTGTCCAAACTTACAGACGAGCAACTGGCGGCGCTGGATGCAATCTATGCCGCTGGTGCGCCGCAACCCAGTACGACCCTTGAGGAGGTCTAGCCATGCAGTACATGAAGTGCAAGTGCGGGAAGAGTGAGTGCTGGACCTCGATGGGGCACCCGTCCTGTGACGTGTGCGAGGATTGCGGCTCAACACTCGGCTATGGGCCGAACAGCCACCCCGAGCAGACGCCGCATGAGGTCTACGCCGCACTGGATCATGGCGCTATCCGCGCAACCTGCTGCCGATGCCACAAAGAGCGGCCATTGTCTGAGGCTAAGAATCTCGACAAGCTACGGGCTGAACTTTCGGCATATCAAGCGTACTTGGCTGAGGTGTAACTATGTCCATAGACTGGCTTTTCAATACGTTACGGCGGGGCTGCTTTCATGCGTGGCGGCCCGTCGTGTACTACGGGGAGCCAGCCCATGAGTGCCCAAGGTGCCAATGCGTTGAGCAACTTACAAAGCGCCAGTTTGCCCGGCTGTACCCGAAACACGTCAAAGCGATGTATACCGAGCGCCGGCGATTCACTCGGCAGTACAACGTGGCGGCCTAATGGACCTCATCCCCTATGAGGCCATCAAAGCGGAGATGGCCCGCCGTCGGTTGTCAGAGTTCGTTCGGCAAGCATGGCCGATCATCGAACCCTCGACGCCGCTGGTCTGGAATTGGCACCTAGACGTTATCTGTGACCACGTCCAAGCCCTCGTAGAAGGCCGTCTCGCCCATCGCAACCTGATAATCAACGTTCCGCCCGGCTCCATGAAGTCTACAATCCTGTCGGTCTGCTTGCCGCCTTGGATCTGGCTGCAGAAGCCGAGCGAGGCGAACGATCTCGGGCCGGCATGGCGCGGAACGTTCGCATCGGGTAACGGCGAGGTTGCCATCCGTGACAGCATCAAGTGTCGCGACATCCTCGACTCGGCGTGGTACAGACGCGCTTTCGCGCCAGCATGGTCATTCAGCCGTGACCAAAACGCCAAGGGCCACTACAAGAACAGCGACACAGGCTTTCGCCGGGCGATCTCCGCCGGCTCACGCATCACCGGAACGCGGTCACACGCGATCATCGTTGACGATCCGAACGATGCGGCCGAGGCTTACAGCAAATCAGAGCGCGACTCGATCATCAACTGGTGGGACAATGCCGCCGCAAACCGCCTTGCCAACATGACGACGGGCGTTCGCTGCATCATTCAACAGCGGTTGCATGAAGAAGACTTGACCGGCCACATCCTGGCCACCGACGCGGAAGAGTGGGAAGTACTCATAATCCGTGAGGAATACGAACACCCCAAGCCGACAGACCCGGATTACAAGCCGACGTCGCTCGGCTGGTCTGACCCGCGCACGGTAGAGGGTGAGCTTTTCTTTCCGGCGCGCTTCCCGCCCAACGTACTCGCATCGGAGCGCCGCCGCCTGGGCTCAGCCGGATACGCGGGCCAGCACCAGCAGCGCCCGACGCCGGCGGAAGGCCAGATATTCAAGAAGGGCTTTGTCCGGAACTTTAGCATGGCCGACACGCTGGCGAAGATGGCAGAGCGCGACAACAAGGGACAGACGGTTTGGAAGTACAAACGGCTCATACTCACTGCGGATACGGCTTTCAAGGAGAAAGAGGAGAACGATTACAGCGTTGTCTTCGCCATTGGAGAGCGTGCCGAAGGGTACGACGTTCTTGACCGCTGGAAAGACAAGGCTGGCTACCCCGAGTTGAAGCTGCGCGTCAAGGCCATGAACGCAAAATGGCACCCGCAAGCCTTCTTGATCGAAGACAAGGCCAGCGGTCAGAGCCTCATCCAAGAGCTACGGCTCGAGTCGTCAATCCCGCTCGTACCCGTCAAGGTAGACACGGACAAGGTGAGCCGCGCCCATGCCGTCGTGCCCACATGGGAGGCTGGCAACGTCCATGTTGACCCGTCGCTACCGTGGGTTGCCGACTTCCTCGATAACATGTACGGCTTCCCGAAGATGGCTCATGACGACGATCCTGACGCCTTCAATCAGGGGATTAACTACCTGCACCATGGTTTCGACGGCCAAGGGGTTGTAGATTATTACGCTCGACAGGCTGCAAAGCTGCTTGCTGAGCAAAAAGAAGGGTAAACTGTTGCAGATGAGGTACAGCCTGTGGCAGAAAAGACACACTCCGAGCCTGAGACGGTAGCCAGCGAAACCTCGCTGGACATCCCCAAGGACATAGGCCGCCGGCTGGACAAGTACGCCGCGGCCCTGGGCGGTGAATACCTCTTCCCGGTTTCCCGGCAACAGGCTTGGGAACGGCTGGCGCGCACGTTCCTACCGAAAGAAGGCGGAGATGCGTAAACTCCTCGGACGTGTTGGATTTGCGGTCTATGTGATGGTCTTCGCGCCCTACGAACTGGCCCGTTTCATTCTGACAGGCCGAAAGGCATGGGAAGATGGCGAGTAAACCTGTGTTTCGCGGCGACAAGGGCGGCGGCAAGATGCTACCCATTGAGCTTGACATGCTGGCCCAGGCAACCGGGCAGCCTCGCTCTCAGGTTGATTCATGGTTTGGCCCCGGCGAACCCATGGACTCTCAAGCGCCCAAAGAGGTTCAAGGGCGGCGCTTTGACTACCCGTTTTCGACCAACTACAATCCGCGACCACGCTCCGAAGCCCACGAAAACGCCATTGACTTCAACACTTTGCGGCGTATGGCAGACCCAACACTGGGCGGCTTAGACATTCTGCGCATGGCTATTGAAACCTGCAAAGACAAGATGGCCGGCCAGAAGTGGCAGATCATGGGGCGCGACGGCAAAGACGGCGGAGACAAGGCCAAGCGCGTTGCCGATCTGCTGGCCGAACCCGACGGCATCCGAGACTTTCTGGCATGGCAGCGCATGATTCTGGAGGATCATTATGTCCTTGACCATCCGGCGATCTTCCTCAAGCCGACAAACAAAGGTATCTTTCTGCCGACACCCATTGCGGGTGAAACGGTCAAGCCGATCATTTGGGTTGACGGCGACATCCCGTTTCCGCCGTTGCCGGCATACCAGCGCTACCTAAAGGGCATGGCGGGGCCGAAGTACACACTTGACGAGATGATCGTTCGGCCATACAACCCGCGCCCGAATCGCATCTACGGCATGGGGCCGGTTGAGCAGAGCATCAACATCATCAACCTGTCACTTCGCCGGATGTTGAACCAGACCGAATACTACACGGACGGCACGATTCCCGATGCGATCCTCGAAGCCCCGGCGGGCATGAACCCCGACCAAGTACTGGACTTTCAAGCCTCATGGGACATCGTACTGACCGGGAACACGGCAATGCGCCGGCATGGCAAGTGGGTTCCGAGCGGTACCAAGTACACTGCCACCAAGCAGCCGGATTTGACTGGCGCGATAGATGAATGGCTGGCAAGACTTGTATGCTGGTGCTTCTCAATTAGCCCTCAGGCGCTCGTGAAGCAAGTCAACAGGGCTACCGCTCAGACGGCCAAGGAAACCGCCCAGGAGGAGGGGCTTGAACCGCGCAAGATGTGGTTCAAGAGCCTCATGGACGCGATTCTTCGCCGCTGCTACAGCGCCCCTGACCTTCAATTTTCATGGCAAGACGAGGAGATCACAGATCCGCTCGTTAAGGCCCAGGTTTTCCAGATTGCACTCGGGGCCGGTGGTTCCAAGCCGTGGATGACACCCGATGAAGTGCGCGATAAGGGCTATGGGATGGACCCGTTCACGGATGAGCAGAATGAAGCAAACTCTCCGCCTCCATCCGCGCCCGCGATACCGCCGGGGAAAACAAACCCTGACGGCAAACCGGGGGCGGTTGACGAGTCGGCCTCCCAGCCACCCCCGGCAATCAAACCCGGCAAGAAAGCGCCCGCGGCCAAAGCTGGCGCGGTTCAAAAAAAAAGCGTTCGGGTACACTGACGCCCATTGACCGTGAGCGGCCAGCCGTAGTCAAGGCCCGCAAAGCTATCAGCGGCATCATGCGGAAGACGTTCACTGCTCAGAAGAAAGCGGCCGTCAAGATTGCGGGCGATCTGCTGGGCAAGGTTGCCAAGGCCAC